ATTTTTATTCTTGGAACTCCATCATCATACTCTGCACGTCTTCTTCTGCCCATTTGTTGTAGAGCAAAATTTTGTATTTCTTCATTGTACTTCTTTTCATACAGATTGTACATATCCATAGGGCCTTTTAAAAATCTAAATGCTTCAGTTAGAACACCATGTAGTAGCATAGATTCTTGGTAAGTAGATATGAACGTATTATTTGTAGATGTGAAATTTGGTGGACTTTTAATATAATTTATTTGAATTGTGTCAGCCGCTGCAGGTGTAGGAGCTACAATAATATTAAAATCATCATAATTAGCATAATACTTAGGTGTGCCTTGGGAACCAGTACCATTAAATTCTGATATAAAACTTGTATCTCTTTTTTGTAAAAATTCTCTATTACCGCTAGAGTCTATTCTTTCAACAGATCTTAAAATTAAAACATCAGATGGCATAGATACAGCCCTGTTACCTGCTGTAAAATTAGATGTAGCATATTTTCGTAAATCATCATAATCAACCTTACCTGCAATATCTAATTCTACATTTCTTATAAACTCTTGAATTATAGAATCTGTTAAGACATTAGAATCAACTTCAGTGTAGTTTCTTACTTGAGTTAAAAAATTTGCGTGCGTTATTGCCATTATGTTATACTCACTGTTATCGAACCTAATAAAGCATCTAATTGTCTTCTTCTATTTTGTAGAGACGGATCTTCTGGTTTCATTGAATTGATATTTGTAGATAATGATGGATCACTATGAGTAGCCACAAAAGACTCAGTTCTAAAAGCAAATTGACCTGGTAATGACAAATTAGCAACTCCTACTGAAGCTCCCCCTGAATTTGTAATTGTAACATCGCTTGTATTAGTATTTATAAAAGGTTGTATTGGTTGTTGAAACTTCATATTTCTTACGTCACGCAAAGCGATAGCATCAGCTGTGTTATGTTTTCTTCTTATCTGTGGATGTTTTGGTTCAAACTCAGATATATGTACTAATGAACCATTCCATTCTTTAACCATTTCTCTATATGGAAATTCCATGCCTGATCTATCCGATATAGCTTTTGAATTTTTTCCTGTCGCAAATTTAGCCATGTTAGATTCCTTGTGGGTAGAAAGATTGTGGTGTTATATAAGTAGAAGCTCTTTGACCATCTTCATCGAGAGCTCTTTTTAACTCATCTTCATATATTAATTTGTTTTGTTGCACCATGCCCGGTGCTTTTTTCATAGCTAAATAATATGCTAACCCTGCGCACATGCATGGTAAAAATCTATAAACAACATCAGGATCGTTTGAGTAAACACCTGCATCTTCAATTCTTTTAATAACATAATATTTTAAAGTGGTATATGTATTTAAATCAGGAGCTTGGTATAAATAAATCTTTGGTGTTTTTTCTCTTTCTACATAGTATTGTGATGGTTGCCCTGTAGCTAATTTATTTGGTAAAGCCGCATAAGCAGATCTATCTATTTTTGTTAAAGAAACATCTTGTGTGTTTGAATTGTTGCTTGCTGCTGCTGTTGATGAAATAAAAGCTTCTAAAACGTCACTAACACCAGCACTTACTGAATATTCAGCTTGTCCAGAAACTAAGGTATTTTCATGTAAATCAACCTTCCAAAGATGAATACCTCTGTTACCCCATTCTGCAAATAATAAATTTAAACTTCTACGTGCAGATTTTAAATCAAAACCAGATGAGGTTTGTAAACCGCATCTTTCATATCCTTCATCTATAACTTCATCAATATTTAAGTTAAATGCTGTTGTTCCTGAAGTAGCCATCGTGTTCCTTTTCGATTATACAATTTTTTAGATTGTATCACTTTTTGTCTATATTTTGAAGACCTTAGGCTTTTTGCCATATAATTTGGCGATGACACGTTTTTTTTTCTTTTTTTCATCTCTCGCGCCTCTCATTTTTCCCTCAACTTGTTTTCTAATTTGACTTCTACCTATTGCCATTAAATTAAATCCTTAGCCTTTCCTAATATTGGTTTATATTTTGTTCTACCATCTTCTTTGAATGCATGCAAGAAAGATGCTCTCGGTGTTCCATTTATCCAGCTACAATGAATCCACCCGCTGTTAGGCTCACCCGGAGTATAGAACTCTAAAATTAGTTGATCTGGTGTGAGGTTATCTTTGATCCAATCAAATAATTCAGCATTGTCCACGCCTACAACTTCGAAGTCTGCGGCCTCTGCACGTGCATGCTGCGATCTAGCAGAACTACCGATTGCTTCGCATAATTCTACGCTACGAAAACCGCTAGTAATCTTGACCCTGCCAAAATGGTCACGTACCGGCTGCAAAATATTTTCACACAACGCCTTTAATTTTTCTATTTGATCTGCATTAGGATTATTATCTATACCTTTACGAATAGCAGTATCTGATTTAGTTAACTCTAATAAAGTAAAATTACGTGTTAGTTTCATAATTATTTTTTTTTATATTAGCATTAAATGCTATGGAAATCCTCTTTTCTTGTTTATTTTTATTTATTCCGACACTATGTTTATAAAAGGATGGAAATAGAACAAATTGATTTTCTTCTGGTTTCATAACACAAACAGGACTATTTGACATGGAATTATCTACATATTCTTCTCGAATACTGGCACACATTATATCTTCAGCTGGATGATAAAATATTAAATTACCACAATTTTCAGGTATTTTTACAAAATAAACACCTGATATAATTGAAAATGGGTGTATATGTGGTTCAGTATAATCCTTATATTCATGAAAATTAATCCAAAAATTGTCAAGTTCGATGTTAGCGTTAAATTTTAAATATTTTAAATATTTTTCTAAATGTTTAGAAATTTCTGTCCTTAACATATTTATGATAGGATATTCATTATAAATATTTTTTGATTGCCAACCACTAAACATTTCTAATTTATCGAGCCCAGTCTCTGTTTCATATATTTGAAAACAAAATCTTTTTATAGAGTCTAAATCAAAATCAAGTTTTGTCTCATATATTTCATATTTAAAAATTTCTTTTATGGTCATCTTTTAATTTTTGTTTCATCTCTAAAACTTGCAGGCAAACCTAAAGCTGGTCTACCATCAAAAAGCATGTTTGAATTTTTTTCTTTTTCAACAAAATGAAAAAAAGCTTGTGCCTGATTAACACCTTTAAATGGTTCTCGCCAATGTTCAAGTTCACAACCTCTATAAATTATTATATCTCCTGGATGTAAATGAATAGGTAATTCTTGATTTTGTTTATTTTTAATATATATAGGCCAATTATATTTTTTTATGTTAGTTAAATCAGATCCTATGTTCATGGTCACTGAAACAGCACAACTTGGTCTATCTTTATGTTTACGTAATTCTGTCCCGTTCGTGTACAATCGATGATAAGAATATGTGGGAAGTAATTCTAAACCTGTAAAAATCTCAATGAGAGGTTTTATTTCCATGAGTATTGTATCAAAAACTAAATCACCATATTTACTAAAATCTCCTCTAGCTTGAGGGTCATTATATTCTCCAAAAACAGTAGAGTCATAAAATGGATGTTTTTTATCTATCAAGTGATCAATTGTTTTTAATCTTTGGTCTTCTTGTTTAACGTATTGATACAAAAAATTAACTATGTGGTAATCAACCATTTTTTCTATTTTGACCCAATGATTTTTTTTAAAAAAAGTAGCTGGTTCACTCAAACTATTAGAATTTTTGATAAACATTATTTGAGTATAAGCTTTTTAATACTTTTTTCACCTAAATAAATTTCTGTTTCTGCTTCACTACGTATACATTTATAAGATACGTTAGGATTGTACTCTCTTTCAGCCACACGGCGAGCTCGGAGACACGCAGCCATGCTTTCTTGAATACGATGCTCCTTTATTTCTCCATCCCAAAACATAAGTAAAGCTATAACAACTTCAACCATTTATTTAGCTCCGTTTGTATAACCAAGATCTCTGTTAGCATCTTTTAATTTTTCAATGTCTACCAAAACCTTGTCCATTTGTTTTGTTAAAAATTCTATGTTTACTTTGTTTAATGCCATCGACTCAATGTGTTTGTTTAAACGATCTGTAGTTTTGTACAAATCCTCCAACATCATGTATTGCTCGCTATCTGCGGGCAGTGATCCCATTTGTCCACGTGGCCATTTAATTCTAAACTCTGTGTTCTGTTCTACGTCTTGTTCCATTATCTTTATCTTAGTGTCAGCAATATTGATACGTTCTACAATTTGAAAATAGCCCATAGTGCCGAGTGCCACGATCACGATCAGACTAGCGACCGTTTTCATAGGCATCTGCACGGCAGCGGATTCAGATATGCTTAGTGGTTTGTTGCTCATTTTTTCTTTTTCTCCATTTTATAAAACATTTTGTCCGTATCCTCAGTCACCATTTCATTATCCTCTGCATCCCAATACGTAGTTTGGACTTTATAGTCAGGCCAGCTGTTGTCAGTAGTGTAACTATTAATGTGCCAAAGAATACGATTATTAGGCTGAGCTGCAAAGTTGCCGTTATCAAGAGCCAATATATGTGCACACTTATGTTCTTGAGGAATTTCAGAGTGTTCAGTATCCAAGATGTTAACGTCTGGGTGTGCCCAATCAATTGTAAATAAATATTTGCCATGATAAAATTTTTTATCTAAACCTAAAAATTTACCCGCTACACCATCCAACCAATCAAAGCAAGTAACACTAGGCCAATAACTAAAACTGTTCCACAACTCCAATTCGTGCGTCTGCATATCCGGCACAGAGGCTCTATCATATGATTTTTGAAAGAACGCTGATATAGGCAAACGCCAATAGCACGCACCATTGGGTAACATAATGTTAAATAATAATGCACGACCTGAAATGGAAGTAAGGCCAAAGATAACACAGTCAAGATCACCTCTTTTATTTTTGTCCAAATCATAAAGGTACTCCTTTCTAATTTTACAATAAATGGGAGGTAGATTTGCGTTCAGATAAGCCATGTTTGTATTTTTCCCTCCAATAATTTTTTCTTTCTAAAATCCTAATTCTTTTTTCGAGTATATCATATCCTACTATTTTTTTAAGAATCTGCGTTAACATTTCCATCTTCGCCTCGCTTGTCTTAATCTTGAATTTGGATTTGCAGCAGCCTTTGGAAATTTTTTCATTTGTCCTGCTGATCTTGCGCAAAATGATTTTCTACGTTTAGCTGCTTTTGACCCTGGTTTGACTTTACCGGTCACAGCTGTTTGTAATTTGGAACCTGGATTTTTTCTTCTGTAAGCCATGACACCGGCTCGAGTCATACCAGCACCTGCTTTCGTTGGCCTAAAATTTTTTTTGTTTCTAGCAGGCATATTATCTCCGCCTCTTTTGAGTTTTAACATACCGCCAAATTTTTTCTTTTTTAAACTTCTAAGTAATTCTTTGAATGAAGGACCATAACCATGAGTTCTCATGATATCTGCTCTTTGAGATTCAGCAGAGCCCTCTAAAAAAACTTTACCTGGACCTTTTCCTCTTGCAGAAGTAGACCCTTGTCCTCTGACTTTATGTGTTTGAAAGGTTTCACCTACTTGAGATTGTTTTTTTACAGGTATTACAACATTTGATTTGTCACCCGCTCTTATATTATATTTTTTTAAACTTTTAGTTCCTAGCCCTAATTTTTCAGAAGCAGCTTTTGACTTAGCACTTGATTTTTTATGTTTAATTTTTCTTAAAACATCAAGTAACTTTTTTCCAGCATACTTACCACCAGAGACTAAAAGTTTACCCTTACTCATTTTACGTAAATGTAATTGTTACACCACCAGTGCCACTAATTGTTGCGTGTATACCCTCTTCAAAAAATATTCCATTTCCTGGAAGATACATATCTAAACCTTCTTCTCCAAAAAGATAAGTAGCTATTGTAGTTCCTGAAGCACCGCCACTTTTGAAAACGATAGAACCACTAGCTGAATTACCTTTAGCTTGAATTGAAGTTAATCTAGCTCTTTTTCCTGTAGCTACCATTTGAGCTGTAGACGTAGCATGAGCACTCGATTGGTCTGATGAAAAACTTGATCCACCCATAATTTTCTCCTTTGTTTGTGGCTCCCGAAGGAGCCACTAATTATTTATTATTGTGCATCAAAAGGTGTTGCAATTGATCCATTACCAAGTAACTGACCTTCTACAGCATATAAGTTAGCTGCGATTGCAGTAAATTTGATTCTTGAACCTTTTAAACCACCTGTTGTAGCACTACCAGCTTCACCATTAAGATTAACTTCATTATCGCCTGTTGAAACTTGGAATTGTTTACCAGCTACTGACGCAGTGATACCAACTGTAACAGCACCAACAAATTTGTCAGCAGTGTCAGCAGTCTTGATAGTTCCTGTGAAATTGTCAATGAAAAGAATTTCAAAAGTTGTACCAATTGTGCTTGGGTTGTTAGGATCACTTGCTCCTGCTACTGCTGAATCAGCTGTAGCATTAATTGCAGGTATTGTGATTGCAGTTGGTGTGCCTGCAGGATCCATAGTTACAAGTCTTCCTGCATGATCAGCAACAGTTAAATCTGTTGCTAAAGTTACAGCCTTAACTGCACCAGGACCTATATTAATAAAACCATTTTTTGATCTTACTGGTCCTGAAAATGTTGTATTTGCCATATTGTTCTCCTTTGTATAGCGTTAATTACGTTGTCTCTATACCGTCTGCCTAGCCAGTCAACATAATAATTATTTATCTAGGTCTTTACATTATACATAAAAAAAGGGGCGATGTAAAACCGCCCCTTTAATAAACCAATAGGTTATTGACTATTAGCTAGTTGGTAAATTTCCATTACCAAAAATACATCTTGGATCTGAGAATCCAAAAGAATATCTTTCTCTAGCTTTAAATCTCATATTACCTGTATCGAAGTCACCTTCCATAGCAGTTTTGATCGGTGATCTAACAAACATTTTTAG